CTCCACAGACATGGCGCAGGATCGGGCGACAGCAACCAGGTTGACGACATGGCGCAGGCCGCCTAATCATGAAACCGCAACGCTGCCCGTTCCTTTTTCAACAGAGAACGGGACATCCCCCGGAAGAGGCCGCCGTCACTCAGACGCTTGCGCCGGGGTACCTGAATGAGTGGTTCGCAAGTAATCCGCTCGAGCAGCATCTCATGGACTACTGGAACAACTACGAGGGAATTCTACTGGCGCGTGAAGCCCATGAGATCTTTGGTGACAGCATCACAAACGATCAATTTGCAGACTATGTTGCGCAGCATGTGTGGAAATCACAGTCGGCCCCGCTGGGGAGCGGCCGTCTCATATTGGACGCAGAAATGGACCCGAGGACACATGATATTGCCGGATATGATGTCAGACGCTTGCCTCTTCATGGCGTGCGGCCGGAAATCGTGGAACAGACTTTCAAAGATTATTCCAAAGCGAAAACAGGACAAGTTCAAAAGAGGCCAACTCCACTTGCCAGTAACGGCGAGAAAACCGGGCGAGTGCAAAAGCTCGGGCTGGATCCCAACCTCCACCGTCTGCTCTCCGGCGATCTCTCTGCGCTCGATCCGAAGAACCGGCCGTTCTCGCCCAACCTCTTGCGCATGCTGATGGGTGGCAAGGTGCCGCGGGTCAAGGGCGCCACAAGGCTTCACGACATCGCGCGGCCACCGGCAACCAGGTTTGGCCGGTGAAAGCAAAAATCCAACCGAATAACCGATACGCATTTTTCTGGAAAAAACAATAATAATCAGGACTATATGGGCGCCTGGGCTGCATGGGCTTCGTGCAGCGGCTCAATGGGATCGCTGTCTGTCCGCAAATTCCCTATAAACGCAGACAACAAACGTAACATCGCATTCCTGCGCCCGCGCCGGACGCTTACACTGTCGGGCCGCCAGGGCGCTTTTACGCAAACAATTTAGCTGACATACGCCGCGCCGAACCGCGCGGTGTGGCGGCTGCTTCTCCGCACGGTTCAAGCCGTGCGGCTTTCGCGTTCGTTCGCGGTCCTCTCCGGGCCGCGGCAGCACACAACACAAGGAACATACTCATGACGATGTCTGAAGGGTCCGCCTCGGCGGGCAGCCTGGATGCTGGAAACGGTGAGGCCGCTGAAGGGTCGGCGGTTCTTGCCTCGGATCTTCTGTCCGGTCTCGATGGAGACAGCCGGAACTGGATCGACGCGAACGGGATCGGCGGCGAAACCCCGCAGGAGCTTCTTTCGGGGCTCGTCACCAAATCCCGCGAGATGGAAAGCCTCATCGGCCGTTCCGTCCGCCTGCCGGGCGAGGACGCTTCGGAAGAGGACGTGGCCGGATTCTACGACCGGGTGACCGAACGGCTGCGGCCGGACGATCCATCCGGCTATGAGTACGCGCTGCCCGAGGGGCTGCCCGAGGACATGCCCTACGATGCCGACTTCGTCGACGCCTGGCGGGACTTCTCTCACGAGATGAAACTGCCCGCGCAAGTCTCGGCGAAGGCCCATGACTGGTTCATGCAGAATGCCGCGCGGGCCGTCGAAGGCCGGCGGCAGGAGAGCCAGCAGTTCTATGAGGAGACGCTGCGCTCGGCCAGCAAGACCCTCGAGGAGAACTGGGGCCGTCCCGGCAGCGACGCCTTCAACGCCAACCAGGAGTATTTCAGCAAGGCGGTGAATGCGCTCGGCGGCGACGACCTCATGCACGAGCTGAAAGAAAGTGGGGTGATCGATCCGTTCGACCAGATCACCGCGCCCAATCTCGTGATCGCTCTCTCCAGGGTCGGCCGGGACTTCTTCACCGAAGACCACATGGTGACCGGCCAGGGCGGCGGCAAGAACCCCTTTGCCGACGACAGCAAGAACTGGGGGGAGCAGAACGCCATCATTCGCGATGACCCGCAACGCGCGCGCAACCTGATCCGGGCCGCGGGCAAGGACCCGCGCACCTACAAGCTCTGACGCTGAACCGGTCAGGCGCGCAGCCATCAAGGAAGAACGTAAATGGCAACGACCAAACAAACGGACATCATCACGCCGGAGGTTTACCTCGCGTATATGGAAGAGGAATTTCCGGAGCGGAACATCTTCGTGCGCTCCGGCATCCTGGAAAGCCCGCCGAAAGAGGTGCAATCGCAGCTCAACGCCGGCGGGCGGCTGATCAACATGCCGTTCTGGGATTATCTTTCCCGCAGCGCTCCGGACATCGTCTCCGACGACGACGCGGCGGAGATCACGCCGCGCAAGATCACGGCGAGCAAGGACCAGGCGGTCAAGCACTACTGGGCCAAGGCCTATTCGCACATGGACATCGCCGGCGTCATGGCGACGGGTAACCGCAAGGACCCGGAGGGCCATGTCCTGAAGCACCTCTCCGAGGACTGGATGGGCGCCGAGCAGACCATGCTGATCGCCGCCTGCCGCGGCGTCTTCGCCGACAACGCGGCGAATGACAGCTCCGACATGATCTACTCGGTCTACCAGGACATCGCTTCGCCGACGGCCGCCAACAAGTTCTCGCGCTCGGCCTTCGACCGGGCTTGCCAGACGATGGGCGACCGGCTGGGTGACGTGGTGGCGATAGCCATGCATTCCTCGGTGTTTTTGTCCGTGCAGGACAATGACGACATCGACTATGTGCAGGATTCGAAGCTGGAAAAGGAAATCCCTTACTACAAGGGGCGGCTGGTCATCGTCGACGACCAGATGCCGGTCACGGCCGGCACCAATGCCAGCAAATACACCTGCTTCCTCTTCGGCCGCGGCGCCTTCGGCTACGCCTCGGCGGCACTCGATGCCGACCAGGCGCTCGAATACGACCGCTCGCCGCTGAAGGGCAATGGCGGCGGCCAGACCAACATGGTCACGCGCCGCCACTGCATCCTGCACCCGCGCGGCGTCAAGTGGACCGATTCCTCCTGCGCCGGCATCTCGCCGACGGAGGCGGAACTCGCCACCGCCGCCAACTGGGACCGGGTCTACGACCGCAAGAACATCAAGCTCGCGCAGCTCGATGTGAATGCCGGCTGATCTGCCAACCAAACGGGGGCTTCGGCCCCCGGCTTTTCCGGAGACAGGATATGACCAGCAAGAAAGCCATCCTCGATGGCAATGATGTCGTGCGCCGCAATCACCTGAAGCGGCTGGCGGACGGACCCGAAGGGATTGCCCATCTGGTTCCGGCGGATGACGGCAAGGCCGAACAGCGCCGCAAGCTGAATGACGAGGTGGCCGAGATCGGCCGCCGGAACCAGGCCGCGGCAACGCGGGCCGCCAAACGCCGGACCAGGGCAGGGGGCAGCAAATGACCATCGATCCGTTCAAGAGTAAAAGCGGCGACGTGCGCTCGCCCTTCCGCACCGCGCATGCCGTGACGCTGGACACCGATTTCGACTTCACCAGCCGCGCCGTCTATGCCGGCGCCGCCGGGGACCTGTCGGTGGTTCTCGCCGACGGCGGCACCGCGACCTTCAAGGGCCTGGCTGCAGGCACCGCGCTTCCCGTTGCCGCGACGCGTGTCCTGTCAGCCAACACGACCATCGCCGCATCGAACCTTCTGGCGCTTCTGTAAGGAACCTCAATGACCTCAGCGATGACCGAAACGGGCGTCTGCAACATGGCGCTCGACATCCTGCACGAGGGGCCGATTTCCTCCATCGAGGACGACGAGCCGAACGCGCGCCGCTTCAAGCGCAATTTCGACGCGCTGCGCGACGCCTTCCTCGCCGCTCATCCGTGGAATTTCGCGGTGAGCCGGGTGAGCCTGCCGGCCAGTGCCGAGACGCCGTTTTTCGGCTGGGATTACAAGTACCTGTTGCCGGGCGACTGCCTGCGGCTGTTGCCGCTGAAGGAGGGCGGTCTCTTCGGCGGGGCGAACATCGCCCACGAGATCGAGAACGGTCATATCCTGACAGATGCGACGGCGCCCTTGAAAATCCGCTATGTGCGGCGCGTCGAGGAACTCGGCCTGTGGTCGCCGCTGGCGGTGACGGCCTTCGCGTCGTTCCTCGCCGCCAATCTCGCCCATGCGGTGACCGGCAAGGCCAGCTACGCGCAATTCGCCTCCGGCCGTTTCGACAGCGAGCTGAAGCGCGCCAGGCGCATCGATGGCCTGCAGGGTTCGCTCGAGCGCGCCGACACGAACGACGTGATCGCGGTGCGGGGATAACATGACCGTCTATCCGATCCAGGCGACCTTCAGCCGCGGCGAACTGGCGCCGGCACTGCACGGCCGCGTCGACATCGACCACTACCGCATGGGGCTCGCCAGGTGCGAGAATTTCTACGTGCTCAAACAGGGCGGCTTGCGCCGACGGTCCGGTTCGGTCTTCGTCGCCGAGGTCAAGGACAGCAACGACGCCTGCCGTCTGTTTCCGTTCGCTTTCAGCGAGACCCAGGCCTATGCGGTCGAGCATGGCGATCAGTATTGCCGTTTCTTCGCGCTTGACGGGCAGGTCGAGAGCGGCGGCAGCCCCTACGAGATCGCCTCGCCCTATGCGCTGGCCGATATCGGCGCCATCGACCACACGCAAAGCGCCGACGTGCTTTACATGGTGCACGGCTCCTATGCGCCGCAGGAACTGCGCAGGACCAGCGAAACGAACTGGTCGTTCGCCGCGTTCGGATTCCAGGACGGACCGTTTCTGGAAGAAAACACCACATCGACGACACTGACACCGGCCGAGACCGGCCACATCACGCCGCAGATGACGTCGAACACCGCGCCGGAGGGGACGGCGAGCGGGTCGGCGGGCACCAACTCGTACCTGTTGTTCAACCGGAACAAGATCTCGACCATCACGATCAGCAGCGGATCCGATGGCACCGTCCAGTACCAGTTCCCGAATGGCGAGCAAAAGATCGCGGACGCCTACTGGCTCACGGCATCAAAGAACACCGCGCAGCATGCCGACTACATCGCTCAATGGGAGTTTCAGGGTTCGAACGACGGCAGCAACTGGGTAACGCTCGACAGCCGCGACGGGGAAACCGGCTGGTCGGGATCGGAGACACGCTATTTCGAATTCGAGAACAACACGGCGTATGAATACTATCGCCTGAAATTTTCCGGCGGCGGCGGGGCAGACGGCACGAGTTCCGATATGGCGGAGCTGGCCATCCATCAGAAGGCAAGTGACCAGACGCCCTTTGACCTGACGGCCTCGTCGACGACGGGAATCAACAACGATACGGGCTTTCAATCGACCGATGTCGGCCGGCTGATCCGCCTTCTCGGCGGCGACGGGATATGGCGGTGGGCGGAAATCACGGCCGTCACCTCGACGACAGTGGTCAAGATCCGGCTGCATGGTCAGGCCCTGCCGGACACGTCGCCGATCGTGGTCTGGGCGCTGGGTGCATGGTCTGATCAGAGCGGCTGGCCGCACACGGTGGGTTTCTACCAGGAGCGCCTGGCCTTCGGCCGGACCGATACGCAGCCGCGAACGGTGTGGCTTTCCCAGTCCCTGCGCTTCGACAATTTCGGCGAGAGCACGCCGGCCGAAGCGTCAGACGGCATGTCGATCACCATGACGGGCGGGCGCCTCAATGCGATATCCTTTATCCGTGAAAGCGGCGATCTCGTCATCGGCACCAGCGGGTCGATGCGCACGCTCGGGCCGGCGTCGAGCGCCGAAGCGTTCTCGTCCACCAACATCCAGCAGCGCCAGCAGACGACGACGGGCGCAACCGCGGTGCAGCCGGTAACGATCGGCAACACGGTCGTCTATGGCGGTTTTCACAAATCGGCGCTGCATGAGTTTTCCTATTCCTACGACGTCAATGGCTATCTCTCGCCGGAACTGACCGTGCTGTCCGCGCATGCCTTCAAGCCGGGCATTTCCTTCATGGCCTACCAGGAATTTCCCGACAGCATGATCTGGTGCGGCTTGAAGGACGGCACATTGACCGCGACCACCTACGACAGGGCGCAGAAAGTCGTCGGCATTTCGAGGCACATAATCGCCGGCGGAAGTGCCTCGGAAACCGGGATTGTGGAGAGCGCGTGCATCGTTCCAGTCGAGAGCGGCGACCGCCTGTGGATGATCGTGCGGCGCACCATCAATGGGCAGAGCAGGCGATACGTGGAATATCTCGAAATGCCGTTTGACGGCGGTGCGATCTCGGACGGTGTTTTCCTGGATAGCGCGCTGACCGTGACCAACGGCAGCCCGGCAACGACCATAAGCGGCGCATCGCATCTTGAAGGTGCGACGGTCGGGGTCATTGCCGACGGTGTTGATATCGGCGATGCTACGGTCTCCGGTGGCGCCTTCACACTGCCCGGCGGAATCGCGGCAAACAAGGTCACATTTGGCCTGCGCTATGAAAGCGTTGCCGAGACGCTGCGCATGGCGCAGACCGGCAACCGGGACGGCGCGTCGATCGGCCGGCGCGCACGCGTCGTCTCCGTGGCGCTCGATCTTCTCGAGACCGCCTACATCAAGGCGGGGTCCGCACTGCGACAGTTCGAATACCTGTTTCGCGCAACCTCTGAAAACCTTGAAAGCGAGCGGGCGCTGTTTACCGGTGTGAAATCCGTCGCGGCCGAGGACAACTGGTCGAATGGCGGGGTCGTGGTTCTGCGCTCCGACCGCGCCTATCCGGCCACCATCCGCAGCATTATCGCATCCGTGGAAGGAGAACCCTGACATGTGCACACCTCTCATCGGCGGCGTTATCACCGGCATCGGCAGCCTGGTCAGCGCGCGCAACCAGGCCGCCGCGGCGCGCTCGCAGGCACAGTTTCATGAACGGCAGGCGGCCATGGAACGCCAGCGCGGCGCCTTCGAGGGCGCGCGGGCGACCGACAAGGCGCGCCGGCTTCACGGGCAACAAATCGCAAATTATGGAGCCTCTGGTGTCCAGCTAACCGGCAGTCCCGGCAACATCATCGAGGACTCGGCGGCCGAGGCGACACTCGACATCGGCGCGATCCGCTACGGCGCGGAAACGCGCGCTTCAAACGAACTGTTCCGCGCCCAGCAAAGCCGCGCGAACGCACGGTCGATCATGGCGGCAGCGCCTTTCGGCTTTATAGCGCCGATGATCGAGGGCGCAGCGAAGGTATAGAAAACAACCGGGTGACACATGCCACGCATACCGATCTATACGGCACAGCGAACGCTCGACACGGATCGTGGCGGGATGCCGCGCGTGCAGGCCAACGACCATCTCGGACGGGCCCTTCAGGGGCTGGGACGAACGATCGCATCGCTGCCGCTGGGCACGAACGAAAACGATCCCGATGGGGGCACACATCAGCAAAGGCACAAGGAACGCCAGCGCGCCCGAGAATCCTTCGGGAAAGTTCGCGCTGTCCTGGATGTGCAAACCGCTTTGAAGAAGGGTCTCATTGCGCGACGCGAGACCATCGAACCGGACGGCGCCGGCTTTTACCAGGCCTACAACAAGGAGGTCGTGGAGCCGGAAATCGACAAGGCGGTGGCGGCGTTTCCGCTGGAGGAGCAGCCGGCAGTCAGGGACATGATCCGCACCCGCGCCGAGCCGGTTTTGCAGCGGGCCGCGGAAACCGAGCGCAACCAGTCGATCGGTTTCTACGAAGCCGAAACGGTCCGCCTGGCGGCGGGAATCCTGGACGATGTCGACCTCTCCATGGAGAGCTTCGTCAACGCCCGGGAGCAGCTTGACGAACTGCTCGGCCTTTCCGTGCTGCCGATGGATGGCAGCCGGAAGTTGGCGATACAGTTCGGGAAGGAACTAGCCTGGACCGCCGCGTCGCGCATTGCCGGAACGGATCCGGAACGGCTCATGGACGGAATGCTTGGAACCAAATTCGTTGCTGACAACGCCGGATCCGGCGCCGGCGGGGAGGGCGGTCCGAACCCGCTCGCCCGGCCACGCGATATCGCGCGGTCACTGACTGGCGGCGATGATGCCGGGCGCGTTGTTGAACGGTTTGTGGTCAAGGCCTTTGGTCAGCCCGGTACGGCGACGGAGGCAGGCGACATGGCTCTGGCGACGGTGGCATACCTTACTCCGGGCCTGGCCTATCAATTGGGCGATTGGGCAACCGCCACCGCCAAGCCCCGGCGCGGCGACCTCGTCTTGCTGCCGGAAGGCGGCATCGGCCTGTTCGACCGGGCTGCCGACGGGGACCGTTCGCTTGTCCTAGCCGCCGGCGGGGAGAGCACACCCGCGCTTCAGTCTTACGACCGGCAAGAGCTGGAGTTTCGCCGCGTGCGCAAAATCCCTTCGGACGAGTTGGCCCAGATGGCCAAGGCGGCGCGCGCGGCCTTCCGATTGCGGGAGAGCGTGGTGATCACCGCGCCAGATCCGAGATTTGCCGCCCTGTCGCTTGCCGAACGTCTGACCTTGCTGGCTGAACTGGACGACCGCCTAAACGGATCGCTTGCCGCGGGTTCAAGTGTCGATGAACCGGATCGGAACGCAGGCGCTGCAGACGACGGCTGGAAAGACATCGAAAACGGCATGCGCATCCGGAGAAAAGACTAGTGCCCACATTCGAAATCGAAACGCCGGGCGGACGCTTCGAGGTTGAGGCGCCAGATGAGGCGAAAGCTGTGGCGGCGCTACGCAGCTATGAACCATCCCTATTCGAGCGCGTGGGCAATGCAACATATGACGCGTTGAACGCCCTGGGCCTGCCTGGCAGCAGGATGCGCCGTGACATCACCAATCTGGACAATGCTGTTCGCGGTGCGGCGGATACCCTGACCTTCGGCACATCGGACGAGATCGCCGCGCGTGTGGGTGCGCTGTTCGGCAAGAACTACGAAACGGAACTTGAACGCCAGCGGGCGATTGACGGAACCGGAGGCAGAGCGCGTCTGGCGGGTCAGATCGCGGGCGGAGTGCTAGGCGGAACTGGAATAGCCCGTTCCGGCCTATCGCTTACTGCGAATGCTGCGACAGCCGGCAAGGGATTCTTGCCAACTCTTGGCTACTCAGCGCTGGAGGGTGGTGCGGCCGGCGCTGCCTACGGTTACGGCTCTGGCGAAGGCGGTATAGCCAAAAGAGCGCGCGAGGCCGTGCGCGATGCCCCGATTGGTGCAGCGCTGGGCTTGGGAGCGGGTGCGGTTGGTTTTGGCGGAAAGTTTGTTGGGAGCGAAATTGGGTCGGATACTCTGTCAACAAGCCTGCAGGGATTTTCGAACCAAGGTAGATGGTTAGAGAGAATAGGGAACCAAAGATTTTATCGAGGTTCCGATGGTAGTGTAGATTTGGGTCACATGCCTCCCGGAGTGGATCGCGCATCGGACGGACGAGTACCGCAGGGTCCCGTCAGGATGGAGGTTGGTGAATCCGGCAAGGAGGGGTTCGGAGCGCTTCATATCACACCTGAGAAGCATCAGAGAGCACGCGAACTGGGCTATCGGATCGCATTTGATCTAGTTGAAGACGTGGCAAAAGGCCGAACGACCGTCATTGAACAGGCCAACGGTAGGGTCATGCTGGTCAAAGAACCCGGTAAGGGAGAGGCTAATAGGTACATTATTACCGAGTTTCAGCGTGGGTCATGGCTTGATCGTTTGCTTAGGCGTGATCAATACCATGGCGTAACAACCGGATTTCCAGAGAGCACAAAGCATGTAGGCAAACCGAACAGAACTATTCTACGGAGAACCCTAAACAAGACTGGCAGCAAAAAGATTTGGGAAGGTGAGCCCTAGGTGCACGCCTGACACCGACCGAAGTCCCTTTCGCGTACGGATTGGGTAGGGCCCTCAATCATATAGTAACAAAAGGCGAAACTATCAAACCGACTTCGCAATAAAAACGATGTGCCGATCCTTTAGGTGGGACGGGGCATAGCCCCTGCTGCATCACCGCTTTGAAAGCGGCACTTTAGCTTACGTCCAAACGAAGGTTAATCCGTTTCCCGACGGGGTGCTCGGCTAACCCATAGGGTGCACACCGTCCCGAGCACAACATAGGAATTGAAGAGCAGGCGGTCAATGCACTTAGAGCGTGTCTGGCTTAGATTGAAGCATTTGATGGCGGAAAATCGGTCCATTCGGCTAGGCGCGTCGCGCAGCGCGATGCTGAGCATCGGGCAAGTGGCGCAACGACGTCCGATGGGTCGATTTTCCCCACCCTAGTGAGGCCTGTCGTGTTGGAATTCAAAGATGATCGGGCCGGGCGATTTTGGCCTCTCGCGTCGTTGGCTCGCGCTTGTGGTGGGATGGCACCACGGCGCGCAATCCGCCTAGCCAGAGACCAAAATCGCCTCGGTCAAATGATCCAATCTAAGCCAGACACGCTCTAAAGATTGAATGAAGAAAATCAAATTCCAGTAGATTTGGGAAGGTGAGCCCCAGGTGCACGCCCGGCACCGACCGAAGTCCCTACCGCTGCGAATTTGGTAGGGTCCGCGAACATATAGTCACAGATTGAGAGGCAATCAAACTGACTTCGTGACGCAATTTAATGCGCTGGTTGTCCGCGAAGTAGGTGGGACGGAGGAAGAGCTAGGTTGCGTCGCCGTATAACGGCGCTTCAACGAACGTCCAAACAGATATTACTCCGTTTCCCGTATAGGTACTCACCGTCCCGCGATCAAAGTAGAGATTGCGCAGAAAAAGGTCAATGCACCAAAGGGTTGAGGTTCGGTTTCGGAATTTTGTTGATCTGGGAGAAAGATAAGCTCCGGGATGGTCAGCTATCCATCAGCAGAACCCGGGTGCTCTGCTCTCTTTACCAATCCGTACATTTGTCCCGGATACGAAAAGGCGTCGCTGGATTAAGCCGGAGCCAGCAGCACCTTAGATCCTCTTGTTGATCGGTTCCATGCCGAAAAAGGCCGCCCCGGTGAAAGCCAGGTGCATGAACACCTGGCAATCGACGCACCGCAGAACCCCCAATATGGGATTGCAGCGGTGGAAGCGGGTGGCCCCGGTGCGCCACGAGAATAGCCATTCCCCGTGGGCTACGCACCCTGACCCTCCGGTATAGGATGCCAGAGTGTGAGCGGCGCCGGGTGCAATTTAGCGGTGAAACGGGCGTTGAGAAATACGATTTTGGAGAGCGGCATGAGGTGCTGGCTGGTGCTGGCGGAAGCCCGCTTTGCACGTGTGCGGTCGTGAAGGGGAAAGTGCGCGAAGGCTGTTGCAAATTGCCGGTGGCCCGGTGAACCGCAGGAGTGGTGTGCCCCTGCGGCCTACGCACAAAAGCTTCCTTGTTCCAGAAGGCAGATGTGGGAGCGGGAAACTCCGGGATGGACGGCCTACCCACCAACAGACCCGGGTGCCTGTCCCTTGCTACCCTTCGCGTACATTTGATCCCGGATACGCGAAGAGCCGTGGCCGGATTAAGCCGGAGAATGAGATAACAAGTCCGAACGTGACTTGCGAACCCTTGTGACCTTCGGTGGACCGGCCGGCTTCGTTCCCGCGCCGGACCTACGCACACACGCCTCCCGATACTGCGCGTGCGTGGGAGCGAAGGTCAGCGGAGGTTTACTTCGTATCGTGCCGGGATTCAAATTATGCGAGTGTTGCGGTCCGATGCTCCGTCTCCGCGCACCATGCCGGGCGGCCGACAGGCGCGGTTTCCCGGAGCAGATTTATCCAGATGAGGGCTGCGTCTCACGGCAGCCCTCTTTCGTTCAACAGAGGTCAACATGACAATTTCAACGACGATCAACCGCGTCCGCGCTGCGGGCGACGGCAGCACGACGGTGTTTGCCTTTCCCTATTATTTCGAGGACGCGGGCCACCTTTCGGTCTATCTGACGACTGCGGGCGGGGCGGAAATGCTGCAGACCATTTCCACGCACTATACGGTTTCGGGTGCGGGGGACGGCGGCGGCGGATCGGTGACCTTCATTGCCGCGCCGGCGGCGACGGAGACCGTGACCGTTATCCGCAACGAGCCGCTGACGCAGGCAACCGATGCCGACGATGTCGGCACCTTCCGCGAGCAGGCCTTCGAAAGCCAGTTCGACCGCCACGCACGCCAGGCGCAGCGCCTGCAGGAGCAGCTTGACCGGGCGGTCAAGATGAAAAAATCGTCGGCGACGTCAGGCCCGGATTTTCCGGAGCCGGAGGCCGGAAAGCTGATCGGCTGGAACGATGCCGGCGACGGCCTGGACAACGCGCCCGACCTTTCGATCGGGACGGTGACCACCGGGGCGGCCGGATCGAGCGCCGGTGTTGCGAAGAACGCGGACGGCACCCTGGATTTCGAGATTCCGCGCGGCGATACCGGCGCGCAGGGGCCTCAGGGCGATACCGGCCCTCAGGGCGCAACCGGCGCCACGGGTGCGACAGGTCCGCAGGGGCTACAAGGAGACACCGGGCCGACCGGCGCGACCGGAGCACAGGGTCCGCAGGGGCTGCAAGGGGAGACCGGACCAACCGGGCCACAGGGCCCGCAGGGGCCGGCCGGCCCCGGAAGTGGCGACATGCTCGCGTCTGTCTATGACCCGACGGCAAAAAGCGGCGATGCGTTCGACATGGCGAACATGGCGGAGGCGGCAGGCGCCAAGGTGATGACCGCCGCCGAGCGGACGAAGCTTGCGGGGGTTGAGAGTGGTGCAGACGTGACGGACACGGCCAATGTGACGGCTGCCGGCGCGCTGATGGACAGCGAGGTTGATCCCGACATCAAGACATTGAGCCTGCCGGCCAACACGACGATCAGCACCTTTGGCGCATCGTTGATCGACGACACGGCGGCAAGCAATGCCAGGGCGACACTCGGCCTCGGCAGTGTCGACAATACGTCTGATGCCAACAAACCCGTGAGCACTGCGCAGCAGACGGCGCTGGATGCAAAGGTGCCGACGTCGCGGACGGTTTCCGCCGGCACGCTTCTGTCAGGCGGCGGCGCGCTTTCCGGCAATGTCACGATCAATGCGGATGTGGCCTCGCAGGCCGAAGCGGAGGCAGGCACCTCGTCGACAAAGGCGATGACGCCTCAGAGAACGAAGCAGGCGATTGAGGCGTTGGGAGGTGGTGGTGCGCCAAACGCCGTTATAGAAGATCAGAAAACCTCGGGTACGGATGGCGGCACAGCAACGTCCGGCTCTTGGGGAACGCGAGATCTCAACACCGAAGTCCGTGACCCTGATGGCCTCGTTTCAATAGCATCCAACGAATTCACTGTGACAGAAAATGGATGGGTTGAATGGACGTGCCCCTTTCAGGGCTGTGGATTTGTCCAAACGCGCCTTTACAACGTGACCGACAGCGTGGAGGTCGCAATGGGCGATATTCTAAGACTGGGCACAGCATTCGCCGATGGAGGGATTTGCGGCGGTGGGGCTGCTGTCGAGGCAAACCACACTTACAGAATTGAGTACCGATGTTCCGATACCAAGACCAATACGGGTCTTGGCGACGGGAACAACTATGGTACTGCGGTCTTTACACGCGTCAAATACTGGAAGGGTTAAGCGTAAGAGCAGGTGGTACAAACCAAAATTGGCACGATAACTATACCGGCGCCCACGTAGTCGATGATTTATGTGAGGCTGGAATATGGTTCCGGCCCCTGTCGTTGATAACCCCGAATGGATGGTGACCGAGAGGGAGTTTTCGTAGACTTCATAGATTATGGTGACGGCACGTTCAGCCACGTCCACCCCCAACGCCTGTTGCGACGGACTTTGTTCTTAACCTGGTGCTGTTCGAGGGGCGCAATTTCTCTCATTGGCATTACGCATAAGTGGATGGATATCAAAAATCGATCATCTCTACACGAAACGGCAGCGAGTGCATTTGCCCAAGCCACGGCGCGCAGGGCGACATCCTACCGCCGCGATGGCGAATTGTTTCTGCTGCTTTGGGTTAGCATTGAGCATATATACACAGCGTGGACACTGTCGAAGGATCTCCAATCGGCACCGGATGTGTCAGCCGGAGCCGAAGCCAATGTATTTTCTAAGGCGTTTTATGATGCGTTTTCCCTTTTCCGACTCTATGTCAGATTTGTGTTTTCTGATTTTTGCGATGTAGTTGTCTGGATGTACAACATCGAGTTGTCGCGTATCAGGGATAGGGAAATCTTTGGCGATATCGTCACGCACAAACAGCAGCAGATTCTGCTTCAACCAGAATGGGATAGATGCGTCATTCCACAACTGCGGACGCAGGGCATCCCAGCAAACATAACCGAGGCCATTGAGGTATCCGGCGTAGTAAGACTGCCACTGTTCGTTTATGTGATTACGCCCGCCTTGGAAAGGTATCGCAACCGACAACAGAATGAACTTCGCGCGTCCGGCGACAGCACTTAGCAAACGTTTTGCCGTTTCATCCGAAAGGTGCTCCAGCACCTCAATCGAAAGCGCTAGGTCGACATCGTCGATATCGGAAAAACTGTCCTTTTCGAAATCTACGGCCTGAAACTCAGCCGGAGCGATTATAAGGGAAGCCGCGTCAACCCAAGGGCCGTCAATGCCGGACACATTTTCTACTCCAAGTTCCCTGGCCGCAGCAAGCCATGCGCCGGAACCACAACCAAAATCGAATACCGAGTCCGGAGCCGCGATCTCAAACACAAGTGGCAGAATTTTGCGTGCGGCGTTCAACGAAAGTTTGGTTGTGCTTGAATAAAAAGCCTTGTCGTAAACACCCATACTGAACCTGCTTAATAGATATGCCTCTCCCCTACCGTCGGTAGCGTGTGTCGTCAACACAACTCGTCGCCAAATATCGCTTCATTCCGGAGGAAAACCCATGAACCGTGCAGCATTCTATGCGGCGCTGCGGCGTCGCTCGAGCGGCGTGTTCGGCACGTCCATATCCCGGCAGCGCGTAAGGGGGGTCGAGGGCATTCTCGACGCCTTCGCAACCCATGGCGACGGGCGGGCCAAGACGCTCGCCTATGCGCTGGCCACGGCCTATCACGAGACGGGCCGCAAGATGGTGCCCGTCCGCGAGGGCTTCAAGAAATCGGACGCCGAAGCGCGCCGCTATGTGCAGCGGAACTACGGGCACAAGGGCAAGGACTGGTACTGCTGGCCGCAGGGTCCGTATGGTCACGTTTACTACGGTCGCGGCCAGGTGCAGCTCACATGGCTGGACAACTATCGTCGCTCAAGCGCGGATGCAGGGGTCGATCTCGTCAAAGACCCCGACAAAGCGCTCGATCCGGTCATCGGGGCCCGCATCCTGATCCGTGGTCTGCTCGACGGCCGATGGAACGGCAAGGGCTTCGGCATCCGGCACTATCTGCCCGACGCAGGCGATGACGATCTGCGCAATGCACGGCGCACGGTCAACATCACGGACAAGTGGGATCTGATCGCCGGCTACTACCGATCGTTCCTGGCGGTAATCAAGGAGGCGGGCGGCGTGCCGAAAGGCCCGCTTGAGGACGTCCGGATTCCTGAACCAGAACCCAAGCCGAAATCAACTGAAGATGCAGAGGCTGTCTCTCCGACTTCGAGCAGCGGCGGGCTGGCGGCTCTAGTCAAGCGCCTCACATCCATCTTTGGAGGAAAGCGATGAACACCAAATACATCAAGCTGAAATCAGTGACATGGTGGACCGGTTTTGCGGCCATCGCCTGCGGGACCATCATCGCAGCCGGCGGTGAAATCCCCGCGGTCGCTCCGGCTGCCAACGTCCTTTCCCGCATGACAGAGGTGCCGCCCGCCGCCATGATCACCTTCGGCCTCGGCCTGATCGGCCTGCGCGGAAAGGACGGCTAGATGACCGGCCTCATCGCTAAGGCCGGCGGCGCGCTGCTCGGCTGGCTGACCGGCGGCACACTTGACCGGATCCTCGACAGTGTCGACCACAAGGTGGACAACGCGACTGAGCGCGAGCGCATCAAGGCCGCCATCATCAAGACCCACATGCAGGCGCAGGCGAACCTTCTCGTCAGCCGCACCTGGTGGTTTCAGCTCTTTTTCGTGATCCCGCTGGGGATCTGGTTCTCGGCCGTCGTGGCCGACAGCCTCTTTCATTTCACCTGGAACGTTGCGGCTTTGCCCGCGCCTCTCGATCAATGGGCGGGCTGGATCGTGTCTTCGTTGTTCCTGGTCGATGGGGGCAAGGTGCTGATCGGGAGGATTCTGAAATGATGCGAAATACCGGCAAGCTTCTATTGGTTGGCACTGTCCTGGCGGCGGCGCTCCAGGCGGTTCTGTTATCTGCAGATTCTGCGATTTCTCAGACCGGCAATCCACTCCTAACGGCGCCGATGCCGGTGTGCGGCGTGGCCGACGGATCGTTCGAGGGCCTGTTCCGCAAGCTCGGTCACCAAAGCGCGTGGCGCGGGCGGCACGAAAACGGCGAAGGCGAACTGGAACTGACCACCGGGCGGGACGGCGCCTGGGTCCTGTTTTACCACACGAAGGACCGCCAGGACCGCAGCCTCGTTTGCGTCATCGCCCGCGGAAATCACGCACGCGCCCGGTTCGGAAGGCCCGTCTGATGGCCGGTGGAAACGGGCCCGGGGGGCTGCCCTGGTCGGGCTTTCTGGGCATATGCACATTGGCGGCCAGTCTTATTGCCGGATACGCAACGCTGAAAAGCAATGTGGCGGCCAACGCGACGGACATCAGCGAAATCGAGACCAGCGTCGACCGGCTGGAGCAGCGCTCCGGAGATATCCGCGAGCGCCTCAAGGCGATCGAGATCATTCAGCAACAGCAGAACGACACGCTGAAGAGGATCTTGCGCGCCGTGGAGGGGTAGTCCGCCTAGGCGGCCATATCCGTGACCAGCCGGGTGAGATCGGCGATGGTGTCGAGACGCGACATGTCGAAATCGGGATCGGCGAGATCCAGATTGAAATCGGATTCAAGCATCATCATCACCTCGGTTGCAGCCAGCGAGTCGAGACGGCCGCTGATGAACAGCGAGTCGGTATCCGAAACCGGGCCGTCGATGCCGCGGGCGGCGAGAATAGCTTCGATCGCGCCCCGGATTGTGTTGTGGGCTGAATTGTCCATCGTCATACTCCAAAAAGCCGGAACAGGAAGGCGAAGCGCTCGCCAAGCGTTCCGACGCCGGTTATGTCGTCGAAGATCTTGAGCAGGCAGAAGAAGGCCATGACGCCAAGGCGGGGCCGCACGTGATAGGCGTAGAACCCGTCCTCAGGCTTCGGCCGGTGACCGCGCAGTTGCGATACGATCAGACCGGTCGCCAGCACCAGGCTGTAGAAGCCGGCGTTATAGAATTTCGGCAGGGTTTCAACATTCGGCGTGTACGCGAAGACATAAGTCTCGCGCATGAAGTGATAGAGGAAATTGCCGAAGCCGGCAGCGCACAGCGTGGCAAAGGCGATGCGCAGGCGCGGCTGTTTCTTGAAGAAGCGCAGAAACGCCGGATAGAAGAAGAAATCCACCAGCAACTCCTTGAAATAAAAGAAGTAACGGTTCCAGAATTCCGAGATGGACCGCGACGCCATGGGGTTCCAGGTGTTGCGCGGGATGCGGTAACCGACCATGCGCACCACCGCCACGATCGCGTGTCCCCACACGGAAATCAGCAGCAGGTCGAGGAAATAATTGGACAGGAGGCTGGTCCAGCGCACGCCGAGCGATGCCTCCTGTCCGCCGGCCTGCAAGAGGATTGCTTCCTGCAGCGTTGGGACCGCGGCGGCGCCGTGTATGACGTGTGCCGCCAGAAAATAGATGCCGTTGAGAATGCCAGCCCAGACAACCAGCTTCAGGGCTTTCAGGCGCGTCACCGCGAGCTCGCTGGGATCGTGCGCCTCGAATTTCGACAGGTATCCGAAATTCTTGCCGATGGGTGTCGCGCTGCCGCTCCAGAACGGGCGCATCATGCCGAGGCGCTGATAGTTGGCGCTGGGATCGCCGGTTTTCTGGTCAACCAGCGCGTAGGCGAAAAACCAGAAGCAGGACGCCCAGACGCCGATGAAGCTCCATAGCCCGGTGTGCGCGAGGCTGCCTTGCGAAAGCGTGGCGGCGGCGGCGACCGTGGCGAAGAACAGGACCAGCATCGCACGCACCGGGCGCTTGGCTATCCCCGTGTGCGCGAAGCGGCGTTGCGTTTCCAACGCTATCCAGGCAATCGCCAGAAACAGGGCGACCGCCGCCGACTGAAGTGCCACGGGCGGCAACGGAACGGCGGTGGCGAGGGATTCCACCGTTTGGCTCCACTCTTCGATGCGGAAGGGCCGGAGGGTCACATAGGCAAGGCCGGCACCGGCAATGACCAGTTTTCTGCGCGCCGGCCAAAGCGCGCACCCGGCCAGCGCCATGGCGGTCATTGCAAGCAATCCGGCACTGAGATCGAGGCTGACCGCAAGGGTCAGCAGGAACCCGGCATGGATGGCCAGGACACCGGCGGGCGTCGCCGCAAAGGCAATGGCACGGTCGTTCTTGTCCATCGCCAGCCAGGCCCGTCGCCATGCAAAGAACCGGGCGACCGGATGGCGAGTGGCCGAACCATAGGCGGTGTCGATGCTCATTGCGCGGCTTCTGCGGACGCCTCGGCTGCCTCCCGGTCAAGTTCGGCGACCAGGGCGCGGCGATCGATTTTGCCGTTGTTGTTCCGAGGCATGGCATCGGTGAACCGGACGGATGCGGGCACCATGTAACCGGGAAGATGCCGGGCCATGCGTTCCTGTATGCGCTTTTCGTCCAGTCCGGTCTCGACCGTGAATGCGACGAGGCCCTGCGCGGACCCGTCCTCGACCGGCCAGGCAACGACGGCGGAAAGCTCGCTGCCCGCAGCCTCGCGAAGATGCATCTCGACTTCTTCCAGTTCGACACGGTTGCCCTTGAGTTTGACCTGGTTATCCGTGCGGCCGAGGTGATGGAACCGGCCTTCGTCATCGAGGCGCCCGAGATCGCCGGTCAGGTACCAGCGGTCGCCGTCGATGACCCGGAAGCGGTCGGCGGCCTGTTCCGGCGCGTTGAAATAACCCTTGGCGAGTTGCGCGCCGCGAAGCGCGATTTCGCCGGCTTCGCCAGGCGGCAGTCGGTTCTGCCGGTCGTCGAAGATCGCGATTTCAAAGGAATCATAGGCTGTGCCGATGGCCAGGATGCCGCGCTCCTCGGTGACCGCCGGGGGCTCCGTCAGGGTCTGGCGCATGCAGACGACCGTCCCTTCAGTGGGCCCGTAGATATTCTCGACACTGCCGTTCGGCGAAGCCTCCGCCCATGCCCGAGCAGCGCTGAGGGGGAGGGGTTCGCCGCAGAATATGGAAATCCGAAGGCTCGGAAATATGCCGGGCTTCAGCGAGCCGGTGCGCCGCATCATGCCGATCAGGGTCGGCACCGACATCCAGGCCGTGATCCCGTTTCGCCTGATAAACCTTGCCGGCGCCATCATGTCGAGCGGCGACAGGACGTGCAGGGAAGCACCGGCCTCCCAGCACAGGAACATGTTGTGGACGGTCAGGTCGAACGTGATGTCGCAACTTTCGGCAATACGGTCCTCGGTGGAGTAGCGCGTCCACTTGCGGGTCTCCGCCAGATAGGTCGAAACGCCCAGATTGTGAATCACCACACCTTTCGGCATGCCCGTGGTACCGGAGGTGTAGAGGATGTAGGCGGTGTCGTCGGGTCCCCGCTGTACCGGCCTGTCCAGGAAAATGGCATCGATCGCGGAAAAAGACGCCGCCCGATCACCCAGTTCCGGGTAATCGGACAGCGCCGCGTCGGCGACGACGATGGTTGGCGGCGCGGCCGCGAGTACCGCCTCGCTCAAAAGGGCTGCGCCGTTGGCATCGACGATCAGCGCCTCAAGGTCGAGGAGGCGCAGGAGCTCGGCAATGCGTGCTTCCGGCCATTTCAGATTGAGCGGCACATAGGTCTTGCCCGCGCACAGCGTGGCGAGAATACCCGCATAGGCCTCGAAACTGTGCGTGCCGAGGATGCCCACACGGCCGGAACCGTCTTCCTGTGCCAAGCGGCCGGCGAGGCGCTTTGCCGTCTTTGCCAGTTCCCCGTAGGTCCAGTGCCCCTTGTCCGTATAAAGGACCGGCCTGCCGGGATGCTTCGATGCGGCGTTGAAAAACGGCAATGAAAGATTGTAGTCCGCACCCATAAGCTACCGACCCCCGTTGCTAGCGTGGTTTCGATCCGCAATTCAGCGGGCGTTTCATGTCCTCAAAGAAGGGTGGAAAAGCCTGCCAAGTCAAACAGATGCTTGACTTAGCGTTAACAGCCGAATGCCGGTCGAAAGCGCAAAACCGGCCCTTTGTCAGGACCGGTCACTTGCAATGGCAATTGGGTCTAGCCCGGCTGAAGTCGTTTCAAAGGCCGCGGAAACTCGGACTCGGTCTGCCGAAGAAGCAGCGCGGGTAGAACGGGTAGGTATTGGTTGCGAAATAGACGTACTTGCCGTTCAGCATACCGCCATTGCACTGATCAAGCGTGCCGGCGCCGCCGACATAGACCCAATCCTCAACGTAGCTGCCGTCGTATTTGCCGCCGGGGCCCGATGGCCGGCTTCCCTTCTTCAGCCGGTAGCCCGATTTCGCGCGCCCGCCGATATAGTGGATCTCGAACCCGTCTGCGGCATATCCGATCTGCGTGCCGCCCCTGGTCTTGAGGGCGCTGACCGGCCGTCCGTGATAGTGGTACGTCCCGCGATTGTCGACATGTGCGTTGGCGGAATCGATACCGAGCTGGCGGGCGGATCCCATACCTTCCAGGTTCCAGCCCGATCTGCGGTCGCGGCTGTGGCCGCGCGGTGAGCGGGGGTCCCAATAGTCCGCCGTTCCCGGGCGGATCAGCACGCCGTTAAGGGCGATGCCGATCGCGCCCGGGCCCGTACCGCGCGCCCGGTTGGTTTTCTTCGGATTGGCGTCCACGCACACATTGATGTTCTGTGCGCGGATCCTGTGCGGGTTGCCGCGGTTCGGGAACTGGCCGGTGGCATGGTTCGGGATGGAGTTGGACCGGATGCAGATCTGGTTGCCGCGTTGAGTGATTTCCACCCGGTTGCTTGCCGCCGTGGCATAACCGGCGGCGGCCACGGCACCAGCACCGGCCAATAAAAGTACGAGCCTCTTCGTCATAAATCCCTCTCCGAAACAGCGCGATACGCGCAATTGTCATCGAGGCCGTATTGTCATGGACGGTCCATGGCGTGCGCCTTACCGACCGATTAAATATGCGTAATGTTGGCAACTACCCGTGCGGAGCCGATCGGTTGAATTGCCGTAACAGCGCGTAATCTCGGTTCGGGCTCGGTTAGCGTGCCAGGATCATCGTCCAGAACGGGCGATTTCCGGAAGACGGGTCGCGGGCGACAGCGACGCCGGCGCGGCTGTAGTTGCCGAGCATGTTGCGCCGGTGACCGCGTGAATTTTGCCATGATGCGACAACGGAGGCCACATTGGATTGTCCCCTGGCAACATTCTCGGCCGCGGCGCCGGCAATGCCGTGTTTGCGCAGGCGCGCCCTGAAACGGTTGTGGTTCAGCCGCCCTGATTTCGCCATGGAAAGAGAGTGCTCCAATGCTGCCCGGCCGAGTGCGGCGTCGCTCCGGGGATGTCCCGTTCTCTGTTGAAAAAGAACTGAGGATTGGGTGGCGTTGCTTCCCCTGAGCATTAAGCTCAGGGCATTGAACCTGAAAGGAAGCAACACCATGAAGACGATTAGCACA